ATTAAATTTATACACGAGGAAACTTAAAAATGGCACTAAGCTTTAAGCAAACCAAAGGCCGCGCACAAAAAAGTTCAGTTGAAAGTTACGAGTACAAAGACGGTGAAAATACTGTTCGTTTAATTGGCGGAGTATTACCACGCTATGTTTACTGGGTTAAGGGTACTAATAACAAAGATATTCCTATTGAGTGTCTTGCTTTTAGTCGCGAAAAAGAAAAATTTGATAATTTAGAAAAAGATTGGGTTCCTGAATATCATCAAGATCTACGTTGTAGTTGGAGTTATGCAGTTAACTGCATTGACCCTAAAGAAGGTAAAGTAAAGGTACTTAATCTTAAAAAGAAACTGTTTGAACAGATTCTTACAGCAGCAGAAGATTTAGGCGATCCTACTGATCCAGAAACTGGTTGGGATGTAGTATTTCGCAGAGTAAAAACTGGCCCACTTGCTTATAATGTAGAATACACACTACAAGTACTACGGTGCAAACCTCGTAAACTAACTGCACAAGAAACGGAATTAGCAGAAAAAGCACTGCCTATTGATGAAAAATATCCTCGTGCAAATCCTGATGAAATTAAAGCACTACTTGAAAAACTACAAGCTAGTGTAGAAGAAGAACAATCTCAAAGCGATCAAGAAGCTGTAAAAGAGCTAGGTTAAACACAAAGCCCGCTAAAGCCAATACTTTAGCGGGCTATTTTGTCTGGTGCAAAATGCAAATATTATTCACAGCAGATATACACATAAAACTGGGTCAGAAAAATGTTCCAGTTGAATGGGCTAAAAATAGATTTCAACTATTTACAGAACAACTTAAAAAAATGCAACAGCATGCCGATCTAGTAGTTTTAGGTGGTGATATATTTGACCGCTTACCTACTATGGACGAAGTTGAATTATACTTTGACTTAATTTCTAGTATTGATGTAGAGTGTATAGTCTATCCTGGCAACCATGAAATGCTTAAAAAAGATACTACTTTTTTAACATACTTAAAACGCGCTACTACTAGAATTAATTCATTAGTAACTATTGTTGATGACTTTTATACCAGACATGGTATTGACTTTGTACCCTACAATAAACTAAAAGAGCTAGAAACTACAAAGTATACTTTTCAAGAAAAGATTCTTTGTACTCATGTTCGCGGGGAAATTCCACCACACGTTAAACCTGAAATTGACCTTAGCTTACTAGATCGTTGGCAAAAGGTACTAGCAGGAGACTTACACAGTTATGAAAACTCACAAAGAAATATTATATATCCAGGCAGCCCTTATACTACTAGCTTTCACCGTAGCAAGGTTAATACTGGCGCTATACTATTAGATTGTGATAATTTAACACATATGTGGTTACCTTTTGAATTACCGCAGCTTATTAAGCAAACCGTAGGTGTACATGATCCTAAACCGCAGACTCCGTTCCATCATACCATTTATGAAATTGAAGGCGACTTGCATGAACTAGGGCAGCTAGAAGACAGCGACCTAATCGACAAAAAGGTAGTTAAACGCGCACAGGAAACTCAGCTAATCTTAGATCCAGAACTTAGCCTAGGCGAAGAAGTACGTGAATACTTAACCTATATTCTACAACTTAATGAATCCGCCGTTACTGAAACACTAAAAGAATTTTACAATTACGCGGATAAGCTAGAATGATTATACTAAAACAATTAACTTGGTCTAATGCTTTTAGCTATGGTTTAAGCAACAAGATTAATTTTACCACTAGTCCACTTATTCAGCTTGTGGGTAAAAACGGTCATGGTAAGAGTAGCATTGCACTAATTCTAGAAGAAGTTTTATTCAACAAAAACAGCAAAGGCATTAAAAAAGGCGATATCCTAAACCGATACATCAAAGACAAGCAATATCAAATTGAATTAGTATTTGACAAACATGGTTGCGAGTATAGGATTGAAAGCAAACGCGGTACACAACAACAAGTAAAGCTTTACAAAGGTCTGGAGGACGTTAGTGGGCATACGGCTACTACTACCTATAAACTAATAGAACAACTTATTGGCATAGATCACAAAACCTTTTCACAGATTGTTTATCAATCACACGCAGGTAGCTTGGAGTTTTTAACCAGTGCTGATACTGCTAGAAAGAAGTTTTTAATTGAACTGCTTAACTTAGGCAAGTACACACAAGCTGGAGAAGTATTTAAACAGGCAGCTGCGGAAGTAGGTAAAAACCTTACAGAAACACAAGCTAAACTGGGTACTATTCAGCAGTGGATTGCTAAATATAGCAAAACAAGTTTTGAGCCAAAAGGTTATACTCCGGTTTCGGTTTTAGATGAAGGTCTAGTTGCAGAAACTAGTAGACTTTCAACTACTATTCAAGATATAGAAAAAACTAATAAAAAAATTACGCAAAATAATACTTATAGGCAACTAAAAGATAAAATCAACCTACTACCAGTGCCCAACAAACCTGAAGGCGACATAAGCGTAGCAGTAAGTAAAAAAGCTGAATACGATAAAACTATTCAGGATGCTACCCTATTCAAAAAGAAGATGACAGCCCTGCATGGCAACTGTCCTACTTGCCTACAGGCTATTGACAGTGAAAAAACTAAAAACTTAGTTGCAGAACAGGATGGAATCATTCTAATAGCTAAGACACAAGTAGATCGCGAAACCACAAAAATTAAAACTTATCAAGAAGAATTAAGCAACTGGAATACAGCACAACGCAATCAAGAAGACTGGGAAAAATATCATCAGCTAATCGATACAGAACTGCCCGAAAATCTATTGGATGAGGCAATATTACAAAAACAATTAAAAGATTTGCAACAGCAAATAGCAAAAACAAAACAAGATATTGTTACAGCAGAAAAACACAATCAAGAAGTTACTATTCATAACAATCGACTAGAGTTGATAAAATCACAAATAGTTGAAATGGAAACGGAACTTGCTGAATGGACTGCAAAAGCTAATCAATTAACTGCAAAACTAAATACTATAAATACATTGGTGAAAACTTTTAGTACTACAGGTTTAGTAGCGTATAAAATTGAAAATCTTGTTAAAGACCTAGAGGGCATTAGTAATGAATATCTAGGCGAATTGAGCGGTGGTAGATTTCAAATCAGTTTTCAGATTAGCGGCAGTGACAAATTAAATGTTGTTATTACCGATAATGGAACAGATATTGATATCTTAGCTCTTAGCGGGGGTGAACGAGCCAGAGTTAATGTGGCAACACTGTTAGCAATCAGAAAGCTAATGCAAAGTTTAAGTCACAGTAGAATTAACTTGCTAATCTTGGACGAAACTATTGAAGCCCTAGACGTAGACGGTAAGGAGAAATTGATTGAAGTCTTACTCAAAGAAGAATCGCTCAATACCATACTCGTTAGTCACGGATTCAGTCACCCATTATTGGAAAAGGTACACGTTGTTAAACGCAACAACATTTCAACAATCGAGGGATAATAATATGTATAAAATCGAACACGTAATTAATGCCAAAGCTACTGCAGTTATTGATGGCAGGGAAACAGAACTTTTTGTAGGCGATCATCTTACTGAGGAACAGTTGGCTACGCTAAAAGTCTATGGCGATAAATTGATCTATAGAATTGATCAAAATTGCACTGGAGAAGTTTGCGGAGTAGATATTGAAGCACACTTACCACAGCCTTCAACAGCTGGAGTTTCTATACCTGCTGCAAAATCTGTAGAGTCAACAACTACTAAGTAATGGTTGACTCTAGAGCTAAAGGCGCTAGAACTGAAATAGTAATCAGGGATCTTCTTCGTAAACACACCCACTTAGGGTGGGAAAGGGTTCCTGGTTCAGGTGCATTAGATGAAAAACATGGATTAAAAGGCGATCTTTACGTTCCTAACTATAGCAATACTTTTTGTGTAGAAGCTAAAGGATACGCGGACGATCACCTAACTAGCGCGGTATTATCATCTAAGACTCCACAATTACTAGAATTTTGGCAACAAACTATTCGTCAAGCTAAACAAGTTAATAAACTACCACTGTTAACTTTTAAACATGATCGCAGTAAAATATTTGTAGCATTTAGCAGTGACTACTGTATACCAGAAAACTATCATCACTTTTATGTGTACAGACAACCACATAGTTTTTATGTTGCACTGTTAGAAGACTGGTTGACTTTTGAGCAGCCACAATTTATCACTTGACTTAACCGCTGAATTTTAGTATAATATTAGATGAAAAATATTTTAATAAAGCCAACACTAGACTGGATATACAATGATTATAAATCCAATCGTTATAGGTTTACTATGGAGCTGGTTGCTTGGGCTCTTAGTATTGGGTGTGCTATTGTCATGGCTGGAACAGTACCAAACCCTCCACTTGTGGCTCTTTATCCCTCTTGGATTGCTGGTTGTACTATTTATGCCTGGTGTGCTTGGTCTCGTCGTTCATTTGGTATGCTTGCTAACTACCTATTGCTTGTCTCCATTGACCTATTTGGCTTTATAAGGCTTTTAACCGCAGGATAACATGAGTAAAACATTTCAACAAGTTACAGAACAAGAAAACTGCTTAATGGTAGTAGATGCATTAAACTTAGCTTTTCGCTGGAAACACAGCGGCGCTACAGATTTTGCTGAAGACTACAAACGCACTATAGAAAGCCTAAAGAAAAGTTATAAAGCCAAGTGGGTTATTGTTGCAGCGGATCAAGGGTCAAGCAGCTATCGCAAAGCAATCTATCCTGAATACAAGCAAAATCGCAAAGATAAATTTGCTGAACAAACCGATGCTGAACGTGCTGCTTTTGAATTGTTTTTTGAGGACTATCAGGCAAGCCTAGACAATATTCGCGCAACTACAAACTATCCAGTTATACAATTTAAACAAACCGAGGCTGACGACATTGCTGCATATATTGCTAGTATTCATCATTTGTTACCTATTGATCACATATGGATGATTTCAAGTGATAAAGACTGGGATTTGTTGATTGGAGATAAAGTAAGTAGATTTAGCTACGTAACTCGCAAAGAAGTTACTGCTAATAACTGGCATACACACTATCAATTTGCACATGATCAGTATATTTCCATAAAATGTTTAATGGGTGATAGTGG